GTGATCTTGTCGTCGAAGAAGAGCGACTGGGCCGGCTTCGTGAGGGACAGCAGCTTCATGCGGTCGTAGACGTACTTGACGGACTTGCCGACGCGCTCGGCGATCCGGGCGACGTCGTAGCCGCCCGCGTCGAGGAGCTGCCGGTAGCCCTCGGCCTCCTCGAGGGGGTGGACGTCCTCGCGCTGGAGGTTCTCGATCGTGAGGATCTCGAGGAGCTCCGTGTCGGTCATCTCGCGGACGATGGCGGGGACCTGGTCGACGCCGGCGAGCTTGGCGGCCCGGTACCGCCGGTGGCCGGCCGCGATCTCGTAGCCGGCCGCGTTGGGCCGCACGAGGAGCGGCGTCAGCACGCCCTTCGCCGCGATGCTGGCCGCGAGCTCGGCGAGCGCTTCGGGGTTGAAGTGCTTCCGGGGATTCCGTGTCGACTCGTGGAGGTCCGTGAGCGGCAGGACCTGGTAGCCGAGGGTCGCGGTGGTCATGCGGTAGCTCCTTTCGGGTGCGGCTCGATCGTGATCCGGACGCCGCGCTGTGCGCGGTCGATCACCTGGTCGTAGACGAAGACGTGCCCGCTGTCGGGCGCGTCGGAGTGGATCAGTCGCCAGTGCGTGGGGTGCGCTTGCGGCCAGCCCATCAGCGCATCCTCCGCCGGCTTGAGGGCCGCGCGGAGCCCTGTCTCGTCGAAGAGCCGCGCCGTGTGCGCCATGAACGTGACGCGCTTCGGCTGCTCGGGCGTCCACGTCGGCGTCGGTCCTGGCCCGGTCCAGAGCTTCGCAGTCTCCACCCATGTGGCCGCCTTCCAAGCCGTGGACCATCGATGCTTGTGGCTCCAGTGCGCGCGGGAGAGCGAGCCGTTGAGCGGGTTGGTCAGCTTGCCCGGCACGAAGACCTCGAGGATCACGCTGGCCCCACCGCGGTCACGTAGCGATGCGCGTGCGCCTTCGTCGGCGGCGGCAGCGTGGCCCGGGTGAACGTCCGAGCGTCGGTCTGATCCCGCGCCTGCACGACGCCCACGCGCGTGAAGGGGCAGTCGAGGCAGCGCGTCGTCGCCCGCCAGGCGGGCCACGCGTCCTTGTCGCGGCGCTTGACCTTCGGTCGGGGGGGGGCGTCCACGAGGGGGAGCTGCTTGGCGTTCTTACTTGGCATGGTCTCTCCCGTTGCCGTGGCCGTAGTGGTTCACGCGCTGGAACGTGATGCGCTCGCGGTCGGCGATGCGCGCCAGGGTGTCGAAGTGCACGCCGAGGAACTCCGCAGCGCGGGCCAGGCTGACGCGCGCGGCGAGCTGGCGCACCTCGGCCAGGTCGAGCGTGTCGCCGACGCGATGCTTGACGAGGCTCACCCCCCGAGCACCTTCGCCAGCTCGACCTTGAGCGCCCGCACGCGGATCAGCTCGGTCTCGAGCTGGTCGAGGGCCTGACGGATGGTGGCGATCGGGTCGGCGCCGTTCGTGGGTGGGGGCGGGCTCGTGGCCTTGGCGGCCGTCGCCGTCTTCGTGGCGCCCTGCGCGCGCTGGCACGTGGCGGTGTGATCGGTCTTCAGTCGCCGGCAGTAGCCACAGCGCTTCTCCGTCGTCGCGGCCTTCGGGTTGGGGCACGAGCGCGCCGTATGACCGACCTTGCCGCAGGTGCCGCAGCGCCACGTGGCGCCTGTCTGGCCTTTTGTGCTTCCTGGCATCGGGGGCTCCTCCGTCGTCGTGGGGTCCGCGGGCGGTGGGTCCGCCGGCGCGGGGGTTGGGAGTGGGGCCTCGGCCGGCATCCGCGCCTCGCGCAGGGCGAGCATCGCGGGCACGCCGTGGATCTCGATCAGGTGCGCGGCATGGGCGGCCGCGGCCTGGAACTGGACGAGGCAGCGGGCGCAGATCATCGGGGGTCTCCATTGGGCCGGGACGGGAAGTGCTCGAACACGGCAGCGATCGATTCGAGCTCGTGCCCGGCGAATTGCTTGAGCGCCTGCGTCACGCCCTGCGCCTGCTCGAACGTCACCGCGCCGATGGGCCCGCGCTCCACGCGCGTCCAGTGCTGGCCGTCGCCGATCGGCTTGCCGGTGTCGGCGAAGAGGTCGTAGCGATCGCCGGGCATGCATCGCGGGTCGCCGCGCTGCTCCTGGCCGTGGCACGTGTGGCAGGCGCCCGACCACTCGAGCGCCTTGCGGCAGACTGGACACACGAACGGGCACGGGGTGCCGTACGGATAGCCCAGGCCCTCGGGGCAGAGCTCACGGGTGTCGAGCTCGGCGCCGTCGTACGGGCAGCGCGTGCGCGGCGAGCGGCCGGACGGGGTCGTAGTGGCCGCCGGGGACGGAAAGAGATCCTTCCGCCGCCGGGTCACCGATAGACTCCGTCATGGACCCGGACCGCGTTCTCGGTGCCCTTCTTGCCGGTCTGCAGCAGCCAGTCGAAGTCCGCGCGGAAGCTCGCGTGCCCATCGCGAGGGGGCGTCTGACCTCGAAGGAACTTGCTGGCCTTGTATTCGGCGAAGACCTCGAGCCACCAGTCCCGAGCGGGGAATTGGCGCAGCAGTCGCCGGGCCGCCTCCTTGCGCTTGAGGGAGAGCGTCTCGACCGCTGGCAGGTTGTCCGGGCCTTCGCTGTTGTACAAGTGGGCCAGGGCTTCGGGACTCGGCCATGCGGCCGTCTGCCAGCGATCCGCGGCCTCCTCGGCACGAGGAGGTTGTGAACGTAGGTCGGTGTCTACGGTGGTTTCGGTGTCTTCGGGTACTACGGTGTCTTCGGTAACTACGGGGGTATATGTCAGCGGCTGCCGGCAGATGTCGGCAGATGCCGGCGAGGGATACTTCGACTCCTTGGCTCGCTGACGCTGATGCTTGGCCCAAGTCATGAAAAACCCGAAGGTTTTCTCGCCGACTCGATACAGCTTCACCAGCGCTGCAGCCACCAGCTCACCCAGCCAGCCCCGAACGTCCTTGACTTTGACGCGATCCAGCATCGCCGGGTAGCACCGGGCGAGCAGGACCATCTCCTCGGCCTCGAAGCGCCCGAAGTCGTCGGCCACGAGCGTCAGCCGCCAGAAGAACCGCTCCCCGCCGTGAGAGAGCTTCGCGAGCGTCTTACTGGTCAATGCGGACTCCCGGATGTCACGGTTCGGCACTGAGGAATCAGGCCGCCGCATCAGCCTTCGGGGTGAGCCGCTCGATCTCCGCCTTCCAGTAGCTGCCCTCCTTCACGACGTAGCTCTTCCGCGTGATCTCCTTGCCGGTCACCAAGAAGTCGCCCACGAGCAGGTCCGTGCGGCCCTTCACGGCGGCCTTGACCGCCTTGTCGACCCCTTCGTACTCGTGGGCCGCCTCGCGCAGCGCCTCGCGCCTCACCAGCAGCGCCTCGAGCTCGGCATCGTCGAGCACGCGCAGGCCATCGGCGCCGAGCCGCGGGGGAAAGCAGACGCGGCCGCGGGCCCAGCACCGATTACACGCGCCGACGTCGTCGATGAAGTCGGGCAGCGTGCCCGCGTCGCGGTGCTCGACGGCCGCCTCGCAGCGCCGGAGGATCTGCTCCATCTCCTCGAAGTCGAGGTAGACCGGGACGAGCTTCCAGTGGCCCATGCAGTCGTCGAGGAGGAAGAACCCCGCCTCGAAATTCTCCGCGTAGCAGTAGCTCTGGAGCTGGCGCGGCCACTTGCGCGCCCACGGGAAGCGGTCGAAGTCCGCGGCCGTCTCGATGCGCCGGAACACATTGGCGTCGACGCTCTTGACCTCCATCGGGAACTGCTGGCGGTCGAACTCGGCGAAGCCGTCGAGCCGTCCGCGGAGCACCACGCGCCCCTTCGTGTCCTTGATCTCGAACGCCTTCCGGTCGACGCGGACGCGGATGCCGAGGGTGGCCAGCTCGTTCAGCACCAGGTCCTCGATGGCGTTGCCGCGGTCGAAGCGCTCCTTCAGCTCGACGGACAGCGGCGGCTTGACCTGCCAGTGGGTCATCGCGAGCGTCATCTCGCGCGCGCACGGCCCGAGATCCGACGCGACGGGATTGTTGCGCGGGTACGCCTCGATGCGGCGGCTGACGGCCGCCTCGCGCCGGGTGACGATCTCCTTGCAGACGTCCTCGACGGTCATCATGGCCGCGCGCCTTCCAGGGCCTTGCGGAGGTACGGGTCGACGTCGGGCTGTCGGAGGAACCAGGCGACGTAGTCGCGCGGCAGCTCGGCAATGGGCGTGCCCTTATGTTTTCCCACCGCCATGACCGTCGGCACGCGGGCGGCCTCGGAGATCTTCCAGAGCGCCTCCCACGACTCGATACCGCCCAGATCTCGGATGAGCGCGGCGAGAATGCGCCGGCAGCACCAGCAGTCAGCATCCGCCGCATGGGCACCACGGAGCGCTTCTTTCGCGACATCCGGCGCGCAGTGATAGAGCAGCGCCCCTTGGGTGTGACTGTCCAGTGTCGGCCACAGCGAGCGGGCCAGCGCGAGCGTACAGATGCGCTTGACCGGAGGCTCGCCGAGCACGCGCCAATCAAAGTCGACGTTATGCCCGATCAGGTACTCGGTGCCCTTCGGCAGGCGGAACGTGTCCCAGAGCGGCTTGCCCACGAGGTCGGCGGCTGTGATGTGGTGGGTCGCCAGCGCCCCGTACTCGATCGCCTTGTCGGGGTCGTAGCGCTGGGAGAACGACTCGAGGGGCTCGAGGTCGACGGGGCCCGAGAGCCTGAGCCACGCAATCTCGACGGGGCGCACGGGATCGGCGAGACCTGTTGTCTCAGTATCGACTATCAAGGCGCTCATGCGCGTCGCCCCGCGAGCTGCTCCTGCCGGTAGGCGTCGGGCACCGCGGCGGCGTTGACCACCTCGAACTGCCAGACGGGATAGATCCGAACGCCGGGGATCTCGCGCGCGCCGGGCTCCACCGCCGCGCGGATCGCCTCGCGGTTGACGACGGCCCGCACCGTTGCGCTCCCGAGCGTCGCCTTGACCGTGGCCTGGGGCGCGGACGGGACGACGAGCCGCACGGGCGCCTCGACGACGGGTGGGGCCACAGGGGCCACGTCGGCCGCTTCGAGGATCGCCAGCTCGGCCGCGTCACTCGGCGTGAAGCCTGCGGCCTGCGCGGCCGCCTCGGTGGCCTTGGCGACGCGCTCGCGCTCGGCTTGCTCTTGTTGCCGGGCCACGGCCGCGAGCCGGAGCTGCTCGGCCTGCGCCGCGAGCTCCCGCCGCTCGTTCTCCAGGCGCACCCGTTCCCGCTCGGCGGCGATCCGCCGGCGCTCCCGCTCGCGCCAGTCGAGGATCGCGGCCTTGATCCTCTGCTCGGCCGTCGTGGCCCCGTCCAGGTACGGCCGGAACGTGTCGTTGATCGTCTTCACCTGGGCGTTCAGCGGGTCGACCTGCGCCTTGCGCTCCTGCTCGAGGGTGCGCTTGATCCCCTGCACGAACGCCAGGCCGTCGACGGCGTCCTTCTCCTGCGCGCCGTCGTGGATCTCGAGCGCCGCAAGCCGGTCGATGCGCGCGACGTCGGCCGCCTGGATGACGAGGACCGCCGCGGCACTCATGCCCGCACCGGCCCGCGCTCGAGGGTGGCGCGGATGGTCTCCCAGCCGGCCATCGGGATCTGATCGACGGTGGCCGCGCCGATCTCCAGCAGCAGCGAGTCCGTCTCGGCCTTCTCCCAGCCGTGCCGCTTCGCCAGGCTCCAGAAGGCCGTCACCTCCTGCGCCTTGATGCGCTCGCCGTTCGCCGCCGGCGCCTCCTCCTTGCCCGTCGCCGCCTCGTGCTCGGCCTTGCGCGCGCGCTGCTCCTGCTCGCGCTTGAGCGCGTCGAGCCGGCGCTGCTCGGCCTTGTGAAAGCTGGCCTTGCTCGGATCGGCCAGCGACTTCTCCGCGGCGCCGACGTACCACGCCAAGTCCGCATCCGCCAGCTCGGACGCCCTCATCCCCTTCTGCTTGCCGAACGCCATCACGACGTCGGCCGTCCCGACGCCGGCGCCCGTCGACTCGCCGCCCTTGCCGCCCTTGGTGTAGTCGACCATCACGACCTTGGACACGTCGATGCCCGCGGCCTTGAGCGTGTCGAGCGGGATGCCGTTCAGGCCGGCGAGCGCACGCACCGCGCGGCCATGAAGATTCGCGTAGGCGGCTTTCAACACGTCGCTCGGGTCGACCTTGTCGTCCGGCCCATTCGACTTCGCGAAGAACGGATCGCCGCTCCACCGCGAGCCCTGCACGTTCTCGACGCGGGCGCCGGTCACCTTCGACCACGCGTCCGCGAGCATCACGTACATGAACGTGCCGTCCTCGTTGTTGCCGCTCTGTGGTTGCCGCTCGATCACGGGCGCGCCCATGTCGATCCCCCAGGGCTGCGCGGCGCGCTCGGCGCCCATGTCCTGCAGGTAGCAGCGCTGGCTCAGCACGGCGCCGTCCTGATCGCGGCTGACGTGACAAATCCAATCGGACGGGTGCGTCGCGCGGATGGAGGCGGCGCGCAGCGATTCCAGGATGCGGGTCATCGCCTCGATACGCTTGATGGCGGCGTCGGGATCGGCGGCGACCCAGCGGTCCAGGAGTGAGCCGGTGCCGCTGATCGGAACGAGGCGCTCCTCGTCCGCGGGAATGGTTACGGGGTCGGTACTCATGCTGATCTCCTTTCCTCGTCGTGCTTGGTCGTAGGGCTAGGCGGCATGGCGGGTCCTCCTCAACGCGCGGCTGTTCTCGACCGCGCAGGGGCGGCAGAACCGGAAGCCGTTGCGTCGGACGTAGATGTTTTCAGGGGTCGCAGGGTGCCCGCGCTTACAGACGCCGGTGCGGTGGGCCACCGCATTGGGGCTCGTGCTGCGCCGCCAGTTCTCCCGCTGCGGAACCGCCTCGGTGTGCCACGGATTCACGCACGGCCGCACGCGGCACAGGTGGTCAAGCGGCATCTCGCCGGGGATCGGCCCGCGGAATGCCTCATAGGCGAACCGATGCGCGAGGGCGACACCGCCGTCCGAGTTCCCGCCGCGGTTGAACTTCCCGTACCCCTGCGCGTTCGTGTACCCGGTCCACAGCCAACAGCCCGAGTTCGGCTCCGGGAGCACCTTCTCCCAGAAGCGATCGAGCGGGTCTCGGCACGGGCGGTTCATGTGGCCACTGCCTTGCCTTTGCGCGGCTTCGCCAGCTCGCCGACGCGCAGGGCCAGCGCCCGCGCATGGTCGACGAGCCCGCGGATCTGGGCCAGGCGTACCGGCGCGGGATCGCCCGTGTCGAACAGCTTCCATGCGGCGTCGAGGGTGATGATCAGCTCCTGTTTCGGGCTCTGTCGCTCGCTCATGGAAGCACCCCCTTGGTGGCGCGAGAGGGACGTCGGGAGTTATGATCGCGCGTGCACGTTCGGCACCGGCGGCGCCCGCCCGGATAGATGTCGTAGGCGTGCCCTCTGGGGCAGGTCGGCCGACACCCGGCCTTGCCGCGCTGGACATTCACCAGGTGCGTGACCGCCTCCAGATGCGCCGGGTTCACGCAGGCACGCACACGGCACAGGTGGTCAATGTCCATCCCCTCGGGAATGGGGCCTCGGGCGAGCACGTAGGCCGCCCGGTGCGCCATGAGAGTGCGGCCTGACCCATTCCCCGCCCCGATCTGGCCGTAGCCGCGCCAATTCCTGGCGCCGATCCAGAGCCAGCAGCCCGTGTTGGGCTCAGGCATGAAGTGGCGCTCTAGTCGCTCTATAGTGAGTCCTTCCGGATGTCTCACAGTGACCTCCTGGTTAGGGGTTGACGCTTCTTTCCGCTGCGGCCGAGATGCCATTGCCCGCACGCGCAGCGGTACACATGGACGCGGGTGAGCTTCCGGCGCCGAGCGCCCCAGGCGCGACGCGCGCGCACGGCGTCCGCGGCCGTGACAAAGCCGCGCTTGCCGGAGGGGCAGCTCACGGGTGCAGGCACGCCGTGCAGAGCGTGCCCTTCATGTGGTAGATGTCCAGGTCGACCGCGGTCAGCGGGAAATAGACGGGCTCGCCACAGTCACTGCACGCGATGCCAACAGTCTCGATGAAGCACGGCGCGCCCAGCTCGGCGAGGTCGAGCGTCTGCCGGCAGCCGCGGCAGATGAAGCAGCCGCCGAGCGTGACCGTCCCCGGCATGAGCTGATGCGGCTCCACGAGGCGCGTCGGGCGCCAGAGACCGGGCAGCGCGAGCAGGTCGGAGAACATCACGCGCTCCGCTCGACGTCGTCGTCCGTCACGAACGCCGGGGCGTACTGGCGTGGGTTGATGGCGAACTCGCGAATGAGCCGGCAGAAGTAGGTCCGCTCCAGGCCGAGCGCGCGAGCCGCGTGCGTTCGATTGCCCCCGGCGTCGGCGAGGGCGCGCGCGAGCAGCTCGCGCTTGAGGTCGATCACCGCCTGGTAAAAAGTGGCGGCGGGCATCAGGCGGCCCGCTCGGCGATGGCGAGCGCGGCGTCCGCGTGATCGTCGTAGCAGCGCCTGCACAGCTCGAGCGTCACCTCGTCGCCGATCGCCGTGGCCTCGGCGCCGCCCTCGCAGCCGTCGGCGTACGGGGTGCACGCGAAGCACATGCATCGGCCCTCGTTCTTCCCGTCCTGCTGATACGTCTCCAGCGGGATCTGGACGCCGCCCACCGTCACCGGGGCGCGCATCGCCGCCTGCGCCTGCTCGGGCGTGAGGGCGTTCGTGGCATTTCTCCAGCCCCCGTATCGCCAAGGAGAGATGCCGAGGTAGCGCTTCACCGCCATGCCTCGGGCGAGACGTCGAGCCCCTGCTCTTCCGCGAGCGCGAGCAGCTCGAGCGGGCCGATGGTGATCACCGCGGGCGCGGGCGGCGTCGCCGGCACCGGCACCCGGCCGCCCGTGCGGGCTTGCAGCGCCCCGGGCAGGCTCGACGAGGGGATCTCGTAGCAGCCGGGGCGCGTCCCCGGCGGACGGGCGTTCACCTTCGCGCGATCCTCGGGGCTCATTGCGCGGCCACCAGGATCAGCACGAGGCCCCACCCCGTGCAGGCCAGGACGGTGAGCAGCGCGGTCACGACGTCGTTCATTTCCCGTTCTCCTTTCGGTCCTTGGTTTTCTGCTGACGCCTACCCTTGGCTCTCGACACGGCGGCCTCCGTTCTTGGTGGGGAGTGGCCTTCCATACGCGGTGCGCCGACGCTCGGCCTCGTAGCGCGCGATCGCGGCGGCGGGGATCTGCCACCGGCCGGTGACGCTCTTGAACGGCTCGAGCGCGTCGAGGTGGCCCGCCGGCACGTGGTGGTAGAGGAACGACGTCGAGCAGCCGAGGCGCTGGGCGGCCTCCGCGAGGGAGAGGTGTCCGACATCCGGCACCGGCGGGCGCAAGTCGTCGGCGGGTGTCACGCGAATACCGCCTTTTCGTGGAGCGCCACCGCGTCGATCCTTTTCCCCATGAGCAGCCACCGCCGGATGAGCCGAGACAGCTCGACGTCGCGCGCTGCCGCCTCCGCACGCAGGGCCTCGGCCTCCGGCTGCGTCACGCGGAACGTGATCCGGACCTCGCGGGAGTGGCAGCGGGCGAGCGGCTTGCGGTCTGGGGGCATGGCGGCGATCTCCTTCACGCGCGGCTCACGACGCGACGGCCTCTTCCGGCTGCCGCATGACCCGCTTGGTGACGAGGGCCTCGGCGAGGAGCGCCTTGGCGGCGAGGAGGACCTTGGCGCTAATGTCGCGCCCGGCGAGCACGTTGCAGACGTGCATGTTGCTCACGCTCGCCCGCTCCGCGATGGCGATCTGCGTGATCCCGTGGGCCTGTAACCGGCGCTTGAATCGTGCTAGCTTCACCGGATCGGACTTGGTTTGGCTTGGGCTTGGCTTTCTCACGTGACGGAGAATACTGAATCGTGTGACTAGTGTCAAACAAAATCGCGTGACAGGTGTCTCGTGAATCTAGGACAGAAAATTAAGGCGGCCCGAAAAGCGGTCCCCTTGACCCAGGAGGCCTTGGGCCAGAAGGTCGGCGTTTCAAAGCAGACCGTCTCTCGATGGGAGAAGGGGGAGGATATTCCTCAGGGTGCCAATCTGCTGGAGCTCACGAGGGTTCTGAGTCTTCCGCACGACTGGTTCGCAGGCGCCTCGGCCAAGAGCGCGCGCGGCGAGAGCCAGGGCGAGGCCCTCGATCCCGACGCCCGCAAGCTCGCCGACCACCTGGCGCGCGAGCTGACGGCGGAGTTACGCAACAACCCCGAGCGCCGTCGAGAGCTCCTGCGGCACTGGTACGGCCAGGTCAAGGTGACGCGCTGGCCGGCGCGCGGCGAACCACCGAAGGCCGAGCGTGTCCGGGGGCATGGATAACCGGAGGGGCGCCGTGGTCTGCCTACCGCTACGGAGTACGGGGAGCTTGTGTGCGTCATGCGCGCCGGCCATGGCCTGCGCGGTCGAGGGAGGGGACCGATGAGGAGTGTCGTTCTTGCGGCCCTGGTAGGGATGCTGCTCGCCGGCCCAGCCGCCGCTGACTGCGGGTGGGTGCTGTGGAAGCAGTGGTCGAAAACGATGCCCGGCAAGAACTGGCTTGGCTATTGGTCCCTGCTCGAAGGAGCGGAGTCGCGGAGGGAATGCGAAACAAGGGCGATGGCGTGGACGAAGAACCTCGCAACGACGGCCGCTTCACCGGAAGTCGAGGTCGTCGTCAAGGGCACTCAGGTGACGATCTACTCGGGCGAGGGCCGGAAGTGGCTGGACCTCAGCGAATTCGTGTGCCTCCCGGCGGCTGCGGACCCGCGGCCGCGCTATAGCGAGAAGGAATGACCCTCTTCCGCACGCCCGCGGGCGGCTACGGCTACCGCTTCTGGCACCGCGGCACGCTCGCCAAGCGCGAGGGGTACGCGACGAAGGGCCAGGCGCGCGGCGCCGAGTGGGCCCGGCGCGTCGAGGTCGGCGCCGTCGGGCCGCGGCAGGCCGGCGGGCCGCCGACGATCACCCTCGCCGACTACGTCGCGCGGTGGCTCGAGGAGATCGCGCCCCACGTCGCCCCGAAGACGCTGCTGAACTACCGCGAGCGGCTCACGGGCCACGTGCTCGCCACGCTCGGCGCCCTCGCCCTCGGCGCGCTGACCCGCGCGCGCATCCGGGCGCTCCTCACGGAGAAGGCTCGGACGCAGGCGAAACAGTCCGTGCGGGGGATCCGCGCGGCGCTGTCGGCGTGCCTTGCCGATGCGGCCGAGGCCGGGCTGATCGTGGCGAACCCCTGCCTCGGGATCGGCCGCGGTCGCCGGCGACGGGGCGAGACGCTGACGGCGATCGAGCGGTACGAGCGGGTCAAGCCGATGAGCCTGGAGGAGCGCGACGCCTTCTTGGCCGTGGCCCGCACGACGGAGCCCGCGTGGGCGGTCTACTTCGAGCTGCTCGCCAAAACCGGCCTCCGGCCCGGCGAGGGCCTCGGGCTCCGGCGCGCGGATCTGAACGCGACGGAGGCGTCGCTCCGCATCGAGCGCGCGTGGGTGGCGGGCGTCCTCCGGCCGACGAAGACGCACGAGACGCGCGTGATCGACGTGCCCCGAGGCCTGGCGGCCGCACTGTACGCCTTACCGCCATGCGACAAGTCGGGCTGGCTCTTCTTCAACGCGGCCGGCCGGCCGCGCGACCTGTCGAAAGCGGGCAAGGCGTTCCGGCGGGCGCGCACGGCCGCGACGCTCGAGGGGTTTCGGCTCTACGATCTGCGCCACACGTACGCCTCGCTCCGGCTGGCGGCCGGCGCGCCGATCACCTACGTCGCCGCGCAGCTCGGGCACCGCACGCCGGAGACGACGCTCCGGTACTATGCCCGCTGGATGCCGTCGAAAGGGCGCGCGTGGGTGGAGGACGAGCCGAATCCGCCCGTTGTCGTACCGGAGCCGGCGCCGAAATCGAAGCGGTTGAGGCGGGTGAAGTAGCTGATTTCATGGCTGGAGCCGGGGGCGGGAGTTGAACCCGCGACCTACCGATTACGAAGGAGTGTTGCACGTGGAACCCTCGGCCTGGATCGTCAATGGTGTCGCGGCGTTAGCTCCGATTCTCGTCGTGATACGCCTCCTTCGCATTTGCAGGGAATTACATTGATCTGGCGGGCTATGTTCGCCAATCGTACCGTTTGCGAACCGCGTGAGCCACGGAGAGCCGTCAGGCGCCACGCGGCCCGCTCCCCCGCCATCTCCACCCTCGGCCAGGCCTCCGCGCCCCAGGGCGGGCCGTCGCCGGGGCTGAGCCCTGCTATACTCCGGGCCGCCCATGCGCTTCTACATCCCTCAGCTCGACGGCCTCCGCTTCCTCGCCTTCCTGTCGGTCTTCATCGGACACGCCGCCCCGGCGGCGACGTATGTTGGCACCGCGGCCGGCCTCGAGCTGTTCTTCGTCCTTTCGTCGTATCTCATTACCGCGCTCCTTGTCCGCGAATCCGACGCTACCGGGCGGATCAACGTGCTGGCGTTCTGGGCCAGGCGCGCGCTCCGGATCTGGCCGCTCTACTTCAGCTTTCTGTTCGCCAACGCGATCGTTGCCGGGATGCCGGATCGAGCGCTGGTCGCCTTCGCGCTCTTCGCCGGCAACTGGGTCGAGGACCCCGGGCCCGGGCCGATCGCCCACCTGTGGAGCGTGTCCGTCGAGGAGCAGTTCTACGTGGCCTGGCCGCTCGTGCTGACCGTGCTCCCGCGGTCTCTCCTGCGGCCGGCGTGCGTCGCCCTGGTCGTCGTCGCCGTCGCCGGCCGATACGGCCTGTACCTGGCGGGCGTCAGCGTCGGGGCAGCCTGGTTCAACAGCGTCGCGCATCTCGACGCCCTCGGCCTTGGCGCGCTCATCGCGCTAGCGCCGCGCGTGGAGCTCTGCCCCGCCGCGCGGGGCGTCCTGGGCGCGAGCGCTCCGCTGGTCGTGCTCGCCGTGGCCGTGGTGCTGTGGCGGTGGCTGCTGGCGCCGCCCGCAAGCAACCCGGTCGCTATGGCCCCCGCCGTGGTCACGCTCGCGTTTCTGGGGGCCTCGCTGGCCTGTGGCGGGGCGCTCGTGGCGGCGCTGGCGGGCTCGGCGTGGCTGTCGCACCCGGCGCTCGTCTATCTGGGCCGGATCTCGTACGGGCTCTACGTCTTCCACATGGCCGCGATCCACGTGGTCAGCGCCTGGTGGTGGCCGTACAAGCTGCCGGCGGCGTTCGCCCTCACCCTGGCGCTCGCCGCCGTATCCTACCACTCCCTTGAGCGCCCCTTCCTCCGGCTGAAGGCGCGCTACACGTCCGTGAGGACCGCGCCGGCGCCCTAGTAGATGCACCCCCAGCTCGGGCCGCCCGCCCGCTCGGTGAAGCCGTCGGCTACCCGACGGCGATACCGTGCGTCAAGGCGCGCGGCTACTTCTTCTCCTTGAGCGCCTTCAGCTCGGCCTCGAGCGCGGCAGCGCGGACGGCGAGCTGCGCGAGCTGCGACTCGGCGAACCGCCGGCCGTTTTCCACGACCTGGAGCTGGACGTCACACGTCGTGGCCGGGGCCTGCGCGCTGGCGGCGGGTACTGCCCCCGTGACGGCGAGGGCCGCCACGAGGACACTGATCGAGAGGGACCAGCGCATGGGTCAGGCGCCTAGCACTGCGGCACGGTGGTCGTGCCCGTGCCCGCCGCGTCTCGGACACTGACGGTCGTACCCCGGTAGAACAACCCGGTGCTGTCGATACACGCTGGCCGGTTACCAGAACCGCCGTAAGTAGCCGGGGAGTAGATTTCGCCCGAGCTGCCGATCACGAAGATGTCGGCAGAGCCTTGATCCTTGGCCTCGATGAGTCGTGACCACCCGTTGCCCGACGTGCTGCGCGAAATGCTGATGGCCGGGCCAACGGAGTACATCGTGCTCGCGTTACAGCAACTCTGAATCCGGAGGCCGATCAGCGTGTCGTCGTTAGCATATGTGTTCTGCACTTCGATGATGGCGCCCATCGCAGCGCCGCTGTTGGTCTTGTTGACGCCAAAGCCGCCGCCCCAGACAAACGCCTTGGCCGCAGCCGTAGAGTTCTGGATGGCCCATCCCGCAAGCGCCGCGTGCTCGGTGTAGTCGCTGGAGGCCGTCGAGCGGTTCATGACCAAGATGGCCGCCAGGGCACCTCCGTATCCGGTGCCCCCGTCCGGGGAGATCTTGTTGATTTGCGCGGTGATGGAGTAGTTGGCGGTTCCCAGCGTGCTCGTCGTCGTGTCCGTCGTGTTGATATAGAGGTCCGAGACGTAGCCGTACGCGTACGTGCCGACGTTATGCGCGCTGTCGCGACTGCCGGAGACCGTCGTGTTTGACTCGAAATTCGCTCGCGTGCGCGCGGTCGTTTGCGACACGAACGAGGCGCCAGAAGTCAAGTCGCCGGTCACGGCGGCATCACCGCCAACGATAGCGATGCCGCTCACAAACGCGGTACCAGCAGTCAAGTCGCCGGTCACGCTGGCGTCGCCGGTCACTTGGAGTGATCGACCGCCGAGCAACTTGAGCGTCGAGCTCGAGAAGTTCAGGTTGGTGGTCGTGGTGTGGGTGCCGGGGGTGCTCGACTCGAACCACACGTCACCCGTCGCGGCGAATGCATTCGACGGCGGGAGCCCGGGCAAAGTGAGAGCAAGCAGGGTGAGGGCGAGCAGGAGGGGACGGCGTCGCTTCATCGTGGGATCCTTTCGGGTGAGGGGTGCACTGCATGGCCCCTTTCGGTTAGGGGACAATGGTGTTGCCAAGCACGACCCTGCGAATCTCACATGCGCGGGCGTCTTGCTTGGCGATGTACTTCAGCGTCTTGCACGACTCCTGAGCTATGCGGGTCAACTCTTCCGAGTTCGTCACGAGAGCAGACTCCGTCAACACCGTGGCGCGAACATGTGCCTCTACCGCCGCCGCGAGCGCGGGAATACGCACCTCGTGGTTCTTGATGAGCGTATAGCCCGAATAGATCGCGAAGACGTACACGAGGATCGTCGCGGTCAGCTCCCGCAGGAACTTCAGCCACGCCGTCGCCTTCTCGGCATCCATCAGTTGCCGACCCACACGCCGTTCAGGCGCTTGGCGAGGCAGCCCGTCCCGCCGCCGGCCACGGGGTTCGCGATGGTGCCGTCCGAGCAGTAGACGACGCTGCCGTTGGCCGGCGGGGCGCCAACGCTCAGATTGGCAAACGTGAGCGGGAACGGAAGCGTGAGCGTGATCCCCTGCACCGAGCCCGTGATCTTGTTGGCTTCAAGGAACCCCGTCAGGGTATTCGCGCCGATGACGGCGGCCGAGACGTTGGTGCCGCCGAGCTCGAAACACCGGCCGGGGGTGGCGAGGCCGGGGATCGTGTACATCGTGTTCCCGGTGATGCTGATCTGCGTCCCGCCCGCGACGGTCATCAAGATGTTTCCGCTGCCGTAGCCGTAGAACACGTTCCCGGTGATCGCCACGACCGAGAGCCACGTCCCAGCCGTCGGAATTGAGATTGCCCGGGACGCAGGACCGAAGCCCACGGCAAACTCGTTCCCGCTGATGACGACGTTGTTAAACGTCCCGGTCCCTGTCCGGTCGAGAAGGATGCCGATGCTCTGCTGGTTCTCGATCGAGTTGCCAGTAATGAGCAAGTTGGACGTGTCGATGCCCGTGGGCACGTTCAGGTAGATGCCGTACAGGTGGTTCAGAATCTTGCACCCGCTGATACGGAGGCCGCCGCCCGGCTGGTAGTAAATCGCGGTGCCAGTGGTGAGCGAGTTGTCGATCGTGCAGCCCTCGATGAGGCAGTCGCCCGCATCCGGCGCGACGGTGTTCTGGATATGGATACTGCTGGCGCAGGCGTACAGCATGCACCGGGTGATCGTGTAGAAGTCGGCCGACACGATGCTGATCCCGTACGTGGTGCAGGCCGACAGCAGCACGTGGTCGATCACTGACGCCATGTTGTTGTTGTTGCCCTGGATACTCGTGTCCGCACCGGAGCCTGCGATCTGAATCCCGATGGTTGCGTTAGCGATGCTCATGTTTCGGATCTCGACCGGCCGCGACGTGACGAAGTTGAACATCACGCCGCCCCCGTTGCCGTTCAGGACGGTCAAGTCCAGGCCGTCACCCGCGATGGCACATGCCTTCGTGATGGTCGACAGCGGCAGGTTGACCGCGTACGTCCCCGCCGGGATATACAGGGTTGCCACCTTTTGCCCCGACACCGACGCCGCGGCATTGATCGCGGCGATCGCGGCATTCAGGGCGGCCTGATTCGCGGCGCCGGTGCCCCCGGCCACGAGCCCGTAGTCCTGGACGGCGTTGATCGCCGGCGTGGCCCCGAGGTTCAGCCGCCCGGTCTGCGCGTTCGTGCCGCCGTGCCCGCCCTGCGGGATGGCGACGGGGACGGCGATCGCGCCGGCGGGCACGATATCGGCGTTGCCGAGGTGCGTCGCGTCGAGCCACCGGAGAAACTTGCCGGGGTCGGGCTCGGGGAGTGCGCCCGCCGGCAGCACCACGCCCGCCCCCGTCCCCGGATTGGCCAGGCGCGGGATGCGGGTGAGGGCCTCGTTGATCTCCTGCACCCAGAGCGCCGCGCGGTCGTAGGCGCGCTCCTGCGTCTCGGCGCTCAGGCTGCCGTACTCCTGCAGATCGGTCGCCTGCAGCAGCGGCGTCGCGCGGATGAGCCACACGGCCGCGCCATTGACGGGCGGCGTGGCGAAGGTCACCGTCCCGCCCGCGTCGGTGGTCCCCCCGGTCACGAGGATGTCCGTGCGCTGGACGCCGGCCTCGTACGCGAGCACGTCCGCCGGGCTCATCACGCGGTACGGGAAGGTGAAGGCGGTGGCGACGCCGTTGCCGAGGTAGGCGATGCGGGTCGTGGTGGCGGCGACGGTCATGGGGAACTCACCTCCCGAGTGACTGCAACAGTGTGGCGGGATTGAACTGCGGGCTCTTTGGGTCGGTCACTGGCCGCTTGGCGTTGTCCTTCGCGCGCTGGGCGTCGAGCACCTTGGCGCGGAGCGTGGGCGAGCCCTGCGTCGGGTCCATCAGCCAGGCGTGCGCGCGATCCCGGAACTCTCCATAGACCTGCCGCAGCCGCGTGGCGCGGCCGCCGTCGGCCCCGCCCGACTGCTTGCGGTATTGCTCGGAGTGGACCAGGTGCTCGAGCGCCTCGGGCAGCGTGCGCCCGTGGCTGTCCTTCGCGGTCTGCGTCATGTAGACGATGGCGTTGTCCCGCTGCACGGCGGTCATCTCGACACTCCCCGTCTCGGGCCGCTCGGTGAGCTGCGGGCCGTCGTTGGGCGCCTGCGTCGTGAAGCCGTGCAGCGAGATATTCCAGCCGATCGGCCGGAGGAGGACCTCGTTGGCGAGCACCTCCTTGGCCCACGCGCGGTCCTTCTGCCCGGTGAACCCGATCGGCGTCACCATGTTGACAAACGCGCCGAGGGGCCAGAGGAACTCCGGCGCGACGGCGGCCGGGTAGACGAGGACTTCGCCCGTCACCGGGTGCCGGTGCGCGGGGATCCCCTGCGCGAAGTACGGCAGGCCCGCCTTGAAGGCGTCCGACAGGGTCCGTACCTCGTGAATCACGTTGTCGTCGAAGGTCTTCGTGACATCGCGGACGAGCGTGGGCACCGCCGAGCGCGCGAGCCCCTTCAGCTCCTTGCCCGAGGAGCGCTCGGGATCTTGGATCGCGTCGAGCATGTTCGCGAGCCCCTGCATCGACGACTGGCGCACGAACGTAAACCCGGAGGCAATGACGATGCCCTCGAGCCCGGCCGTCCATTTGTCCATCGCGGCCTGATTCGGGATGTGCCGGAGCAGGTCGACATAGTCGGCGATGGCCGCCACCATGAGGCCGACTTGCCCGCCCCACTGGTTGTAGCCACTCACGAGCGTGTTGCCCAGTCGGATCGCGTAGTCCGAGCCTTCCTCACGGAACGGCTTGAGCGCTCGCTGGGCCGGGCTCAGCATGCCGCTTGGCGTGATGGTGCCGTTCAGCACCGCCGCGACGATGGCCGTCGTGGTGCCGGCGCCGAGGATCATCCGCGCAATTGCTTTGTCCCGCGCCGCCGCCTCTGCGCCCGCCGTGCCCCAGTTGCCGCCCGCGGGGTTGAGGTCGCGCCAGTTCTGCATCGACAGCTCGCCGAGCAGGCCCGTGTTCTGGACGACAAACTTTGCCGCGTTCGTGCCCCAGCGGACGAAGGGCACCAGCACGCGGGCACCTGGGATCCGATCCATGAGCCGGAGCGCCAGTTGCCCCGTGGCGCCGAGCTCCTTGTTCATGGTGATGAGGATCGCGTGATCCTGGGCGTCGATGACCATGTGCGGGAGCGGGCTCGTCTCGAGCGCCTTGACGCGCGCGAGGTATTCCGGGCTCCCCGACGTCAGCCCCTCCCGGGTCGCCGTGCGCACAGCCAGCGCGGACATCTCCATGTGGTACGCGATCCCCTGCGCGAAGGCGTCCTCGACGATCAGCGCGCCCCCGGGCGTCCAGCGGGAGTTGAGCGCCTTGTTGAGCACGTCGATGGTGCCGCCGAAGGTGGTCTCGGGGTCGAAGCCCCACGCGGCGGCGCTATTGTCGACGCGCCCGGCCTTGCCCGTGTTGAGGTTCGGGCCTTCCTTCTCGCCAATGAGCAGGATCTTTACCTTGGAGCGCGCGCGCGCGGCCTCTTCAAACGGCGCCTTGTTCTCCCGCCACGCCTGCCCCATGAGCTGAATCGCCGATCCGATCGCGCCGACGCTCTGGCTCAGCGCCCGCGCCGTCTCGCCCCGCTGCACGCCGTCCGGGTCGTGGGTGATGAACTTATTGACCCACTCGGCGGTAAAGCGGGAGGGCGCCTCGTAGGGCAGCGAGACGGCCATGCCGAGGATGTTCCGCGTGCTCGTCTTGATGCCGCTGATGAGCCCCTGAATCCACGCGGAGTAGGCGATCGACGCGCCCGCTCGAATCCCCGCCCACCAGTTGCCCTGCCACGTGCGCCGCTGGTGCTCGGTCTCGAGATGCGCCCGCATCGCGGCCAGGATTGCCGCCGGCGAGGCTCCTTGCTCCGTCTGCGGCGCCGCGAGCAGCTCGAGCGCCATCTTGCGCGCCACGGCCTCGGCGAGGCTCATGGCGGTCGGCGGCTTGGTGTAGCCGCTCGCGGCCAGGGCGTTGGCGATGGTGACCGCGACGGCATCGTGCTCACGCACCTGCGCGTCCTCGGCGGCCCGCTGGGCCCGCTCGATCGCCTTGTAGACGCCCATCAGCGCCTCGGGGCCGACGTGGGGCTGCTGCGCCTGGAGCTCGGCCGTGATCTTCGCCGCGATCGCCTCGGCCGCGGAGATTTTCGCGGGCGCCTTGCCCCCGTGGGCCGTGCGGATCAGCTCGGCCGCTACGGTGGTCAGCGTCAGCTCTCCGCCGATCTTCCCGGCCACGAGGTCGGCCACGGAGAACGTCTCGTCGGGCGTGTGGCCTTCCTTCACGACCCGGAGCCCGGCCGCCTTGGCCCGCGCCGCCACGCTCTTCCCCGCGTCCACCTCGGGCGTGAGCCCCGTCTCCACCCCGAGCTTCCGGGCGAAGGACGCGAGGTCCTTCATGCTCGCGCGCTCGGCCTCGGAGCCGATCTTGCGCGCCTCGAGCGAGCGGGCCACGTTGCGCGCCCCGGCCTCGTCCAGCACGGCGAGCACCATGCCGATCGCCTGCGTCGAGATATATTCCGCCTGCGCGGCCTTGTCGCCCATCGCGATCCGCTGCTCGAGGGAATCGAGGACGTGGCCCACGGCGGTGTACATGTTGCGCAGTGCGTCCTGGCCGGCGGCGTCGGGGAGGTAGCTCTCGAGGTCGGTGTTCATCAGGCGCTCGAGGTTCACGCCGCGCGCCTTGCCGGCCGCGATCGTGGCCTCGTGGGAGACCACTTCCCGGTGGGCCTGCATCCGCTCGCCTTCCCCGGCCATCTGGTTGAGCCGGAGCATGATCGACTTGACGGTGTCGGGGGCTTCGATGCGGTCGACGTTCAGCTCGCCCACCGCCCGGGTTGCCTTCGCGGCCTCCGGCGGCTGGGGAATGGTGCCCCCGGGCCCGCCCGCGTCGTCGCTGCGGAAGGCGGCGCTGCCGCGCTCGCCCTTGAGGTTGGGCGCCTGGATCTTCGCCGCCTTGACCACCTTCCCCGCCGCGCCGGCCGCCAGCGGCGCACTCTGGACGGCGATATCCAGCGCTTCGCCCACGGTCATGGGGCCGCGCAGCGCCTTGCCCTCCAGCGTGGGATCGAGCGGGTTGCCACCGCCGAGGATCATCCGGATGAAGCCGCCGTCCTCGGTGACGACTTGCTGCTCGAGCGCCGCGTTCTGATTCTTGAGCGCCTGCCGCGCGCCGGCCCCGAGGCCGATCAACGGCGCCCCGACGATCGGCAGGAGACCGTCGATGAGGAGCTGGCGCACACCGCCCACCTTGTCGGCGAGGCCGCGGGCCACCTCGTCGGCGGTATTCGCGCCGCCCTGCGGGCGAGTGAGGATGGTGCGCGTCAGCCCCTCCATTGCGTTCCTGGCGCCCTCGCCGGCCGCCTCAAGGGCCGTCTTGACTCCGGTCGCGATCGCGCTCGGCTGCTCGGCCGCCTTGCCCGCGGCCGCCACCTGCTCGGGCGTGCCCCCCGCCGGGCCGCTCTCGGCCGCCGGGTTGATGTCCGGGTCCTGCATCGCCACGGCCCAGCGGATCTCGCGCTCCGTCTCGGAGTAGGCGTGATCCAGCGTGGGCGCCTCGGCGCTGGGGTACGTCTTGATCAGCTCGAGCGTCTTGTCGGCCATTACTCGGGCTTCGCGGGCGTGCGCTTGACGCCGCCCGCGCCCTTCTCCGTGGCCCGCTTCTGCTCGAGGTCGGCCAGCGTCTTCTTCCGGGCGGCCAGCTCGGCGAGGAGGTCCATTTGCTGCCTCACCTGGTCGGCCGGCAGGCGGTACTTGAGCGCCCCGGCCTCCAGCTCGTCCTTCGTCTTCCACCGGAGACGGGGCTCGATTTCGCTAATGTCGCGCTGGGCCAGCTCGCCCATGCGCACGCGATAGCGTGGAATCAGCTCCTCGGCCACGGCCCGCGCTGATTCGGCCTTGGGGCCGCGCGTCGGATGTGCGCGGAGGAAGAGGTCATCCGTGAAGTCGGCCCAGAGCTTCTCGCGCGTCTTGTCCAGCGGGAACTTGTCGGGAATGCCAAGCTGCTGCTGGGCATAGGCGATGGTCTGGCTGTAGTCGTAGTGCTGCGCGGTCAGCGCCCGCCCCTCGGCCGCGAGCGCCTTCCCCTCGGCGCGCTCCACGTCACCCTTCCGGGAGTCGATCTCGCCCTTGAGCTTGCCGTCGAGGTGCTCGTAGTCCTTCTGGTTGAGCCCCCCGCCGGGCGCGCGGAAGGCGGCGAGGCGCTCCCGCGTGACCGAGCGGTCGCCCGTGTTGATGGCGATGCTGAGCCGCTGGTACACGCTGGGATCCGAGGGCGCGTCCTTCGGCGCCTCCGTGACAATCTTGCGGAGCCTCTGATAGGGCTCGTCATGCATGTTGAGCATCGCGGCCCAGTCGTCCAGCTGCTCCAGCGAAAGCTTGCCGTTGCTGGCGTCCCGCGAAAGCGCGCCGATCGTGGCGTCGTGGTTCTCCTTGATGCTCTGGACCATCGCCGCGTCGTCCCGGCGCGCGGTGGCGTCCTCGCGGGCCTGGCGCGCCGCCCACTTCGTCTCGAGCGTAGCCGCCAGCGCATTGGCCTTACCCTGGTCGAGCCGATACTTCCCCGTCTGCAAGTCCTCGATGGCCTGGTCGGGCGCCACGAGAAACCGCCGGTTCGCGAGCGCGGTGTCGAGGTGCTCGACAAACGCCGCTTGCTTCGCCCGGAGCTTCGCCTCGGGCACGGCCCCCGTGGCCGCGGCCAGCGAGCGCTGCGCCAAGGACTCCCACAGCGGGGCGCCGCTCGGCGTGGTCGCGTCGGGCTCGAGCACCGCCTGTTTGCCGTAGTCCGCGAGATCCTGGTCGAGCCGCGTCTCAATGCGGGCCGTGCGGGCGGCGTACTCGTAGGCCCGCGCGTGCGTCTGGCGCTCGCCGAGCATCGTCTCGAGCATCCGGCCGACCACCAGCTTGCTCGTCGGGTCCTTCGCGCGCCCGAGGGCCTCCTCGCTCACCTTGTCCCGGAGCTTGAGCCAGGCCGGCATGAACTCCTGCGGCTCGACGGCGGGCGTGATCAGCTCGTCCGTCGCGGGGTCGCGCGCGCCCATCTTCAACACGGCCTCGCCCTGGTCGAGCTGATCGCGCGCCGTCGTGACCGAGGCCGTGGCCTCAAACGCCTGCTCGTACTTCTTCAGCTCCGCGTCGGCCTTCGCCATGTGCGCGGCGACCTGGTTGCCCACCTCCGCGAGCCCCTGGAGGCCCTCGCCGATCCCGCTGGAGGGCGGGGGCGTGGCGTAGCGGGTATTCGAGCCCGAGGGCAGCGGCGACTGGGCGACGATCTGGGCGAGCTTCATGTCGTCCTGTACTTCGCGTAGGCGCTGGCGACACCGGCCGCGCCGGTGAGCAGCGACGTGCCCGCGCCCACCGCCCCGCGCGTCACCGCCTGCTCCTTTTGCAGCTTGAAGAGCCCCGCGTTGGCCAGCGAGCTCTGCTCGTTGACCTTCCCCGTGTACTTCGCCCGCTGCGCCTCCACCTCGGCCTGCGCCGCGGTGTCCAGGAGGAGGAGCAGCGGCGTGCCCTCGCCCGTGATCCCGCTGTCGGCGAGCTGCGCGCGCTGCTGGGCCATGACGCGGGCGTTGGCCTCGCGCTGATCGGCTTCCGCCGCCTTGCCCGCGCGGCGGGCCAGCTCGGCCTGCTGCTCGGCAATCTCGCTGTTATAGTCGGCCGCCGCGCTCGCCTGCTGGCTGCTGACGATGGCGGTCGTGGCGCCCGCGACGGCGGAGGCGGCCGCGGCGATGCCGGCGATGGCCGCCACCGACAGGCCGAAGTGCCGCAGCTCGGGATGGACGCGCAGCACGCCCGCTCGACGGTGCCCGCGGACCCTGGGGGCGCTCACGCGGGCGCTCCATGCCAGAGGGCGGGATCGTGCGCCATCGTCAGCTCACGGGGCTCCTTTGACGCCTGAGGGCCTCTGGCACGCACCTGCGCGGCCATCGCCACCGAGAACGGGAGGCCGCAGAAGGTCGCGAGCTGGCCGGCGGTCTCGTGCGGATGCGCAAGGAGGTCCTCGAAGGTGAGCGGCAGCACCGGCCCGTACGCGCCCCAGAAGGGCGCCAGCCGGGGCGTGTCGCGTCGGAGCGCCTCCACGAGCCCCGCGGCGGGCAGGCGCATCCCGAGCGCGGCCGCGACGAAGCGCAGCATCGAGCGCGCCTGTTCGTGCGGACCGCGGGTGAGCACGATCGTCCGATACGCGCGCCCCGACGGCGGCCCGCCCAGCGTGAACGGGTCCAGCCATTTCAGCGCCCGCCCCTCGGCCGCGTTCAGATCAACGTGCGGGAAGCCGGCGCACTCGAAGGACTCCGGCTGGTCGTAGCAGAGCGGGTGCCCGCCGGCGCCGAGCATCCGCATGACGAGGCTGGTGCCACTGCGCGGTAGCCCGCTCACGAGGGTGATCACAGGTCCTTCCTCCACAGCGCCAGCGGCCCTTGGCGTTCCTGGAACACGAAGCCGAAGCGCCGCGCCATCGTCGTGAGCCACTCGGGCTTGTACGCGTCGTGGATCTTCACCAGCACCCAGCGGAGCTGGTAGCGCTCGACGAGCACCGGCAGGAGCGCGAGGCACATCTCCGCGCCCGCGCCCGGCAGGCTCTCCGGGAACCGGATGATCCAGTCCACCTCGAAGCCGGGCGGCGTCGTGGCGTGCAGTTGGCCCGTGATGCAGCCGAGCGGCACACCCTCGGGGCACCACGTGACGACGATCCGGCCCTCGGCGATGTGGGGGGCGGTCATGCTAGACTCCCGGCCATGGACGAGCCTGACTGCCGGCTGGTACCCACGAACCCCGCGCTGAAGGACAACCCCGTCGTCCAGGCGTGGCTCGACGAATGCGCCGCCCTGATCGCCGAGAGCCCCGAGCTGGCCGAGTTGCGCCTCACGTACGTGCGCGGCCAGTCACTCGACGACGCTCGCGCCAATACGGAGCGCATCAATCGTCCGTCGCCAGCAGCGGGAACAGGCCCAGCAGCGTGAGCGGCAACGGGTTGGCCTGCTCGATCTCGAGCTGGCCGTCCGTATCCCACCCGAGGTCAGCGAGGTCGATGTCCCGGCTCTGCGGCAGCGTGCCGGTCCCGAGCGGATCCCCGCCGCGCCGGAAGGGCTGGACCTTGCCGCTGAGCGTGAAGCCGGCGCTCTTGTGCACGCGCAGCACCACGCGCGCGTTCCGCTTCGGGCGCCCCTGGACCGTCCCGAGCCCGGCCACCTCGGGGCGCAGCGTCTTGAGCCGGCTCGTGGAGCCGAGCCCCGCCTCGATCTTCATGGCGCCCGGCCCGCCCACCAGGTCCACCGCGCCACCCACGACCGTCTGGGGCGGGTAGACGCCGCCATCGCCGACGATCTGGGCCGTTCGCCCCTCGAGGTGGTCGAGCCCGCCGAGGAAGTCGACGGCGATGCCCCACTGCCCCGGCGCGAGCGCGGGGCTGAGGCCGGTGAAGGGGATCGTGATATCGGCCTGCACGGAGGTGGGCGAGACGTAGGCCGCGATGGTCGCCCGCGCGCCACTCAGGACGTGGCGGATCTCGCTCCCGACCATGCCCGCGTCGAAGAACGCGGCGTCCGTCGTGAAGGTGATCCCGGTGCCCGTCTCGGCGAAGAGCGTGAGCGTGCGGTCGTACACCTGGCCGTCGAAGCTCACCGCGGCGTCACACACGAAGCCGTCGTCGAAGACGGTGCCTTGCTCCTCCAGCACCTCCACGTGGCGCACCAGAGCGCCGCCGACGGTGCGCGCCACGCTGAGCCACACCTGGTCCCGGTCGCCCGCCGCGTGCGGAATCACGCAGACGCTCTCGACGAGGCCGTCGGTCGCGGCCGGGATCTGCCGGCCGTCGCCGTCGAGGGTCAGGGTCGGGCTCAGCACGTGCCGGCACCAGCCGACGACGTTCTGCTCTCGGATGTAGGCGAGAGACAGCAGCGTGCCGTCCTCGCGCGCCGCCCACACCGTCTGCTGTGGCTCACGCTGCCACGCCAGCTCGACGACGCGCCGGTTCTGCTTCACGGCCATGATCGAGACGGGCGTCGTCAGGTGATCGGCGAGGAGCGTCATGTCCGGCGCGACGTAGGAGACGGTGATCGCGTTCGGGTCCGGGGCGAGCTCGCGCAGCTTGCGCCGGCTCCGCGTCACGAAGAGCACGACGTTGCCGATCTTCAGCGGCCGCCCGATCGCCGTCGACCCGTAGCTGGTGGCCGGCTTCACCGCCTGCGCGAGGCTGTCGGGGGTGAGCGTGTTCCCCTCGCCCGCGTCGATCGACCACTCATCCCCGGCGGTCCCCACCATGAGCCCGCGCTGGTAGGGCACCGCCCAGCGGATCGCGTTGACCTGGTCGCTGTTGAGCGTGCCGATCAGGGCGTCGGCGGCCAGGACGCCCTGCGCGAAGTTGTAGTAGTCGCCGGACTTGGAGGCCCAGAAGGTGAGCGGCTGCGCGGGCGTGCCGAAGTACCAGAGCCGATCCTCGGCGAAGGCCACGACTGCGGGGTAGCCGTTGTCCGCGGAGAAGGCGGCCTCCTCGAGGCTCCAGGTGTTGGACGGCGCCGCGGTGATCGCCGTGGCCTCGGAGAAGATATCGGCCTGCACGATGAGCGGGCTGGTGATGCTGGTGATGCGATAGGTGCCGCCGTGCACGCGGACGAACTTCCCCACGTCGCCGGTCCGCCACCCGTTGCCACCCAAGGTCAGCGTGGTGTTGATCCCCACCGGGTCTTTGGCGCCCGGCGTGCACGTCGTCTTCGGCGAGTCGGTCATCTTCCAGCTCCAGGCGGCCGTCGCGGTGACGTTGGTGAACGCCTCGGTCACGGTCGCCGTCACATGTGCGGTGTCGGTGAAGGCGGTGATCGTGGCCCGCGCCCCCACGTTGACGCCGGCGAGGACCACCGCCTCGCGCCCGATATCGGCGACGAGGAAGATCGCCGCGGAGGCGGTCAGGGTGACGACGCCCGAGGTGGCGCTCGGCGTGAGCGTCGCGCCGGCCGTCGTGGGCCGCTGGCCGTACTCGTACGAGGGCGGCGGGTAGAGGGGCACGTCCCGGACGCGCCAGAGCTGGCCGTCGGTGAGGAGCCGCTCGAGCCGCGAGGGCGGGTGCGCCGGATGCGCGAAGAGCAGGACGTCGGCCGACGGCGTCCAGTTGACCGTGGGCAGCTCGTCGACGAAATAGGTGTGTCCCACCTGGACGGGCACGCCGGGGGCGCTCTCAACCCGGCCGTCCGACGTGTAGAAGCGGAACAGCCCCTCGCTCATCTCGATCGTGTAGGCGTCGCCCTGGGCGAAGATGAACGGGATCAGCCGCGCCTTCCCGGCGGCGATGCCCCGATGCCCGGTGCCAGGCCGGCGCCGGAGGCCGCCGCCCTGCGTAAGGAGCAGGTTCTCGATCCGGGCGGCGCCGTGCCCGTACTTGTCGACGTCGACCCGGCCGCCGAGCGTGTCCGACCACTCCCCCGCCGTCCAATCAGTCGCGCGCGTCTTGACGGTGGACATTAGTCTCGATCGCGCGTGAGCGCGTCGGTGATGTAGCGCCGCGGGGAGCCTTCCTGGCCGTCGAGCGCCTTGGCCAGCGCGAGCTGGCGCGGCGCCAGCTTCTCGTACAGCTCCTTGACCGAGGCCTTGCCGGTGATCGCGAGCGCGATCCGGGCCGCCAGCGCATAGGCCACGGCCGTGGCGAACGCGGCCCGCCAGTGGCCTTCGGGCACGCGCGCCGTGTAGCGGAGGCTGATCGTCGAGACGTCGGCGACGAGGGTGCGCCCCTCCACCTGCCAGCGGCTGCCGTCGCCGCCCTCGGCCCGATCCTCGCTCGTGGCCCGCACGCGCACGCAGTCCGCGGGGAGCTGGAAGGCGTAGGCGTAGTCCCACAGGGGCCCGTCGAGCAGCGGGGCCAGGCTCGCCACGCGCAGGCTGGCAAAGTTCCAGTCATGGCCCTCGAAGAGCTCCGAGACCAGGGGCTCGTACTCCGTCGCGCACACAATCGCCCGCGTGGAATCCTCGGCGAGATCAGCGATGGGCTTATCGCCGAGCAGGGTCACGAGCGCGCGATTTACCACGGGCACCGCGGCGGTGGGCATCAGCGTCTCCTCGGGCGCCACGTGGGCTGATACTCGGCCTCGCTCGACGCGGGGGGCGTGACGCCCGGCGTCCCGGCCACGCCGAGGATGAAGACCGGCGACCGGAAGCCCGCGGGCGCCGGCGGTGCCGCGGGCACGGCCGCGAGGCCGAGGACGAAGAGCGGCGCGCCGAAGCCGTCGCTCATGTCGGGTCGACGCTCGTCACGGGCTCGGCCGCGGGGTCGGTGGTGACGGGGGCCTGCCAGGCGATGGTGGTGTCATCCTCCTCGTAGACCACCAGCGAGCCGGGGATCGCCGTCAGGGACCACTTGTTTCTGAGCAGCCGGATGCCGTTGATCGGGCTGCGCGAGTTCGTCACAGTGACCGCGGACAGGTCCCTGTTCAGCAGCGTGTCAGCGTTCTCGGTCGCCGTCGGGACCGCATCGATCAAAGCCGCAACGTCCGACGCGTCGGCCGGGTCCGCCGGCAAGTTATCCGTCTTCGCCTTGATCGCGGCGACTTCGGTGTCGAGGAAGTCGTCGATCAGGCCCAGGGCTGCGTCAATGGTGTTGAACCGACCTTGCGTGTTGCTCTCGTCCGCGGGATCCGCGGGGAGGTTGGTCGTCTTCGCCTGGATCGTGGCGGTTTCGGCCTTGACCGCCGCGATGTCCGCGGCCGTGCTGGCGCCGGCGGGCGCCCCGAGGCGCGCGAAGGCGTCCCCCGTGAGGAAGTCGACGATGCGCTTGCCGATGCTGTTCGCCGTCGTGAGGCTCGCGACGAGGGCATCCCAGATGGCCTGCACCGCCGCGCCACTGATCGCCACCGAGAAGCCGAACGCGGTCAGCGTCCGCGCCGCCGTGCCCCACGCTTTGTCGGCGCCCGCCTGGGTGATCCCGACGTCGTTCGTCACGCCGGTGACGACGGGGACGGTGATATTCGTCAGCGTCGTGGGCGCCGAGGCCGCCTTGATGTTGTCGAAGCTCAGCCCGACTTCACCAGTGGTCTCGACGTCGATACTGCGGCCCGCCACTGTAGGGAACGCGAGGTCGTCGATCTGGCGCGCGGCGGTCTGGAGGTTGATGAACAGGTCGTTCCACTCCGCGCCCGCGGCGTCGGAGAACAGGATGCCGATGTTGTCGCCAGTCATTTCGGCGACGGATACGACCACTTTCACGCGCCTAGAGCCGGCTGGGGTGACCACGGGCAGCGTGGCGAGATTGGCCTCGGCGGCGCCATCGATGGACACCTTGACGTCGCCGGCCGCGAGCGTCGGGTTCACCTTGAAGAGCTTGCCGCTCGCCGAGTCGATGAGCGCGACGTAGGTGATGTACTCGGTCGCTCGCTTGGGCGGCTCGTAGGAGGGCATTACCTGACCGGGATCGCCGCCTCAAGGGCCGCCAGGCGCTCCTCGAGCGTCTTCACGGGTGGTGCGGCCCCGTAGGTCGGATCGAAGACGTACCGATCGAGGGCGGCCTGGATGCGCGGTCGATCCGCCTCCGTCAGCTCTGAATGCTGGACCAGGTGATAGCGGGAGTCGGCCGAAGTCGCGACGCCCTGAAGTCCGAGCTCGGCCGCAAGGTGCGCGTCCATCTGGGGGCGCGACACAGCGCCGTACGCGTTCAAGAAGGCGAGCGTCATAGCAGGATCGCCAGGGCGTTGTCAACGACAAGCTCGTCGGCGGCGTTGCTCACCGCGAACTGGTGGGTGAGCGACAGTGTCTTGTCGGCCGTCGTGTCTTCCGCTGCAGTCCCCCTAAAGACGAAGCTGTGGTACGGAACGCCAGCCGCGCCAACGGCAATGTCGCCGAGACCGGCCACACTTGCAGCCGTCACAGTCGACACGATGCCCAGTCCGTAGGCCCCTTGAGAGTTGGTCGCCCCCCGGTTCCCGAGCCAGGCGATGAGCAGCCACGCGCGCCGGGTCGCGTTATTCGTGTACGCCGCGCTCGCGTCACCCCACAGCGTCGTCGCCCCGAGCTTGACCCGCCACGTCGACGTGTTCACGCCGCTGTTGCTGAGGACGTTGCCGCCCGCGACGATCAGGAAACCCTTGTCCGTCCCCAGGTCGTTCGCGAGCGCCGAGAACGAGAGGACGTTCCGCTCGGCACTGTCCGTGTTGTACGTGAAGGCGTTGTTTCGCGCGTACACGGATGGCGCGCCGAGCATCGCCAAGACGTTCGCGACGGTGAGGTCCAGGGGGTTGCCCGCGCCTCCGGTATTGTTCCCCTTCAGCGTGAGCGTCGCCATCTCCGCGAGCAGGGCATTCGTGATCTGATCGGCGTTGACGTCCGCCGTGTCGACGAGCTTCGACGCACCGTCCTGGACACCGCCAGTGACGTGCACGAAGCCCGTGCCCGTCGGGGTCGAGCCGCTCCCGCTCGGCCCCGCCGACGGCGCGATAACCGTTTCGGGCATGCTAGCTGCGCGCCGCCGTCAGCTTCGCCCGCACGGCGTCTCCGATGCGGTGCACCGTCTCGTCCACCTCGGCCTGGGTGGCTTCCTTCTGCGCGTGGAGCTCGGCCAGCTCCTCCGTCGCCTTCGTCTTGGCCGCGTTCCGATCGCGCTCGATCTGGATCAGCTCGGCCTGCTTGGCGTCGATCGCGGCCTGCGCCTCGGTGACGACGCGGTCCCGCTCGGCCTCGATCGCCTTGGCGTCGGCATCCGCCGCATCGATGCGACGCTGGGCGTCCGCTTCGGCCGCCGCCGCCGTCCGCTCGTGCTCGGACAGGACGGCCGCATGCGCGGCTTCGGCCGTCGCGCGGGTCTCGCGGAGCTGCGCGAGGCGTCGGTCGAGATCCCCTGCCTCGTCCTCGTAGGTCGCCGCCGCGGTGAGCACCTCGAGGGCCCGCGTCCAGCGCGCGACTTCGTCGCGGGCCAGCTCGCGCGCCTGCGTGGCGGGCATCGCGGGGCGGGCCGGCTCCGGGGCCGGCGCGGGCAGGGAGGACTCGGGCGGCGTCTTGGGCATGGAGAGCTACCTCCCTCGCAAGAACAGCCAGGTGTCGAAGCCCGCCGTGGTCGCGCCGCCCGTCAGGACGGGCTTGACCGCGTAGCAGGCTTCGAGAATCTGGGCAATGGTGGCCGTGGTGGCGAGCGTGATGGTGAGCGGGTTGGCGAAGCCGCGCGTGTCGTGCAGGATGGCGAAGCTGCCGCCCGCGGGGTCAATGTCGCCCTGGATGGTGGCGACGGCCGTGCCCACGGTCGCCGCGATCCACTTGACGCTCTTGTCCTGCTTGTAGTTGCAGAGGACGGGCAGCGCGACGTCGCCGGCCGCCATGCCGATCCACTTCCAAATCTCCATGTCGACGTCGTACGGCGTCTGGACGCGGACGGGCGTGATGGTGGCCATGGGTTATCCGAGCCGCGTCACTTCGACGAGGTACTCCACGCCGGAGGCCGAGAAGAGCTTCCAGAACGTAGCGTCGGGTGTCGCCCCCTGCGTGACGACGATGGTGCCCGTGCCGAAGAGGCCGGGTGCGCCGCCGAGGTCATCATCTTCGCGCCCCCCGGCGCCTTTCGGCGTGAGCGTGACGGACGTGCCGCCGATCGCGGTCACCGTGTACCGAGCCTTGGCCTTCATACGCGGTCCTCCAAGGGCGACGGAGCCGCAGCCCCGCCGCCCGGTTGAGATCAGTCGCCGACGATCAGCACGGAGCCCGTGAAGCGCGCCGCCGTGGTGAAGGCCGTGCCGACGTTGGTGATCGCGAGGAACACGTCGGCCGTCGCGATGAAGTTCGGGAAGGTCGCCGTGGTCAACGGCCAGAGGAGCGGCGCGGCACTGACGGCGTTGCTGGCGCCGTTCACGAACTGCGCCGCGGTGATGACCGCGCCGAGGGAGATCCCGTCGGCCGCGATCGCGTAGGTGCCGATGTGGAACGTCCCGGCCCCGCCGGCGCTGTGCCACTCCGCGCCGAGAAGGATCCGCTCGTCCTTGAGCAGGCGGCCGAGGACGAGGACGTCGCCGACGTTGCCCGCCGGCAAGGCGGCGAAGTCGTACTTGATCTCGCGCACCTTGCCGTGCCACTCGTGGGGCTGGAGGTTGCGCCCCGCGCGCTGCCGAACCAGTTCGTCTGCGTAGATGGTGGCCATGGGGGCGCCTCCTTACACCGTCTCGTCGATGTCGACTTGCACCACGCCGAGGTCATCGACGCGGCAGCCGCCACCGGAGAGCTTGAGCATCACGAACGGATTGTTCCACTTGCCGGGGTCCCGGCCCGTCTCCACCTCCTGCACCAGGCCGAACGCCACGCCGATCGCGTTCTTCTGCCACGCGATGCAGGAGCGGATGTTGCCGGTCTTCGGCAGGCGCGTCGTCATGCGCCAGAAGAAGCCCATCCACTGCGCGTCGAAGGGGAAGCTGCCGTGCATCAGGGCTTGCAGCGTGGAGTAGTCGGAGGACGTGGCCTGCGTGTTCAACAGGAGATTCGTCATGGCGTGCGCCGAGTAGAAGAAGTACCGATCGTCCGCGTCGACGTCGGTCCCGTTCATGATCTCCGCGGTCTGCGTGATCTTGGCGAGGGTGAGGCCGGCGCCGCCGTTGGCGATGATGTTGGCCGCGAGCATGGCCTGGGTGCCCGTGGTCTCCCCGGCCTCGTCCACGGTGATCGCCGACGCCAGTGCCGAGGCAAGGGCAAAGTCGTCGATCTTGCGGCTCCGGCCGTAGGCGAGGATCTGCGCGATCTCGCTCTGCGGGCTGGTGAGGGTCTTGATCACGTCGAAGTCGTCGATCAGGGCCGCGAGGCCGAAATCATTGAGCTGCGCCCGGCGCTTCGACTGGGGCGGGTTGACGTACGTCGTATCGGTGTCGCGCGCCACCGGGCTCATCTCGACGGAGCCGATCCGGTTGAAGGGCCACGTCTTGCCGACCACGCCGTCCTTGACGCGGGTCGAGCCTTCCGTCTTCTTCCGCTTCTGCTGCGCGAGCTGGGTGACGTTGTCCGAGACTGCGTGAATAAACCAGGCCTCATCCTGTAGAGCCACTGTCTGCGTCCTCCGTCGTGAATCCGCTGCTTGCACTGCACGACGAAGGGTTGCCGGTCGCCCGACCCTTCTACAGCTTCACGCGCTGTTACTTCGCCGGGAGCCTCGCGGCTTGCCCCGGACTGTGGAACGGGGCTGCGTGCGACGGACTACGCCGCCTTGCCGGGATGCGCGAGGCGGTACAGGCCCTCGAGCTTCGCCGCGGCCTCGTGGTGCCCCGGCAGGCTCGGGTTGTTCGCCGGGTGCGCCTTGCCCGCGGCGCGGATCATCGCGATCTCGGCCTTGGCCTCATCCACGCTGGGCAGGCCCGCGACGCGCCCCTCGATGTAGCGGTCCTCCGCGAGGAGCGCCCCGACGGACGCCCACGCCTTCACCAGCTCGGGGTGATCGCCGAGGCCGCTGTCGTCGAGGAACTTCTTCCCTTCGGGCGACATGTGGCGGTCGACGGCGCGCGACGCGAGGGTGACGTTCTTCGCGAACACGCCCTCGCCCCACTCCTGCTTGAGCGCGTCGAGGCCGGCCGTGAAGCTCTGCCGCATCGTGCGCCCCTGGTCCGCGCGCTCCTCGGCCTCGAGCGTGGCCAGGCCGGTGAGCTGCTCCGGCGTCAGGCCGAGCTTGTGGGCGTGGCCCGTCCAGCGCTGCCAGCGCGCCTGGTCGAGGCCCTCGCCCTGGGGCGGCGTGTAGCCGCCGGGATCCTTGGGCACGCCGAGCTTCTCGCGGAAGGCAGCCACCTGCTCGGGCTTGGCGTCCTTGCCCGGGATGCTGACCATGGAGCCCTGCATCTTCTCCATTGCGTGATAGCTCTGGTAGAAGGCGGCCGGGTCCTTGAACTTGTCCCACGTCTTTTCGCCGCGGATCGCCTCGGGGATCTGCTGCCGCCACTCGGGCACCGTGCCAGCGGCTCCTGCAGCGCCAGCGGCGGCCGCTGCACCCGCTCCGGCGCCCGCACCAGCCCCTTGGCCCTCGGCCGCGGCCGCCGCGTCGCCCTCGGCGCGGAGGAGACGGAAGCGGGGCCTCACAGCGGCCTCCGCAGGTCGGGAATGACCACGTGGCCCTGGCTGAGCGCCTGCATGACGGTGCCCACGAGCTGGCTCAGCAGGGCCACCGCGGCCGCTTCGCGCTCGTCGTGCGTCATGGCCTCGAAGGGCTCCATGAGGGCGCGAAAGCCCGGGTTCACCGTAACCTTCGGCTTGCCGCCGTTGTCGTCAGCCATCACGGCGTGTCCTTGGCGATGAGCGCGCGCACCGCGGCGTCCTTCGCCTCGAGCAGCTTGCGGAGCGCTACCGTCCTCTCCGGGTTGCGCGGCAGCGTGTCGACGACTTGCTGCGCGAGTTCACAGAACGGCCGGGACACGTCGGCCATGGGCGCCGGCAGATGCGCGAAGGCGAAGAACTGGAGAATGTGCTCGTTCATCACGTGTCCTGTTCCGCGGTGCTCGACACCGCATGGGTTTGAAGTTCCGGGCGCCCTTGCTTGGCCTTCCTGAGATTCGTCTCGATCGCGAGCACGACGCCGCGCGCGCCCTCGCGGAACACGACGCCCGCCGGGTCCACGCGGCCGTTGTGATCGGTCACGGCCGTGCTCCGGTAGACGAACGCGCTGGCCCGTAGGTCTTCGAGCACACGTGCCCCGTGGGGCGACGTGAAGGTCAGAACGTAGTCGTCGAGCAGCGCCTTCCGCGCGGCCTGCGCCTGCTCGGCGGTGAGGTGCTCGTCGCTCATGCCGCGGCGGCTCCCTGGGGCTGTTGCTGCGCGTTCGCATCGCTGAGGGCCTTCACCATCGGCGCGGCCTTCCCCGCGGCCTCGGCCGCCCCGCCGATCACCTGGAGCTTCGTGGCCGCGGCCTGCGCCTTCGCCCGGTTGGCGCGGATCTCGGCCACCGCGTCCTCTCCGCGCACGAGGTCGGAGGGGTAGCCGGTCACCTCGCCGATATGCCGCGCCTCCGCGTCCCAATCGTAGACGTCGACGACTTCGGGCTTGAACGGCGCCACCTGCGCCACCCAGGCGTTCTTGCGCTCGATCGCCACCAGGTCGCGCGACTTCTGGGCGCGCGCCAGCGGCCCCTGGTAGACGATGTCCAGCTCGGCATCAAACCCGGCCTCCAGCAGCTCGGGGGGCGGGGGCGGGAGCTGCCGGGCCCGGGACAGCACGCCGATGCTCCGCTCGATGGCGCGGCCGAGGATCTCCGTCTGCATGCGGCCCGCCGCGGGGCCCATCAGGCGCATGGTCTCGTCCTGCACCATCAGCGCCTCGCCGAGCGTCATGTCCTTGGTGACTTCGCGCAGGAGCGGCCCGAAGAAGACCTTGCTGATCTTGCGCTCGAGCCGCTCGATGCCGTCGCTGTTGACGTCGAAGCGCGCCTTGCTCTCGAGCGCGAAGACGGTCTTGGACGGGTCCTCGTCGGTCGTGATGTTGATGGCCGCGGGCTCGAGCGAGAGCGAGCCGAGGATGCCGTCCGCGCGCTGGATCAGGGACGGGTCGACGGCCTTGCCGCGCGCCTGGAGGTCGAGCTCGACGTAGCGGTTGAGCGTCCGGACATCGGGATAGGCGATGCTGCCCGGGCCCCAGCCGCAGGCGCTCTGGCTGTCCTTCTCCCACCGCCCCACGGCATACGGGTTGTCGTCAAAGCCGCCCTCGCCCAGCAGCGTCTTCGCGTCGTGCTCGAGGTAGCAGCTCGCGAACGCCTTGTGCGTCGCCGCGCGCGAGCCCACCGCGTAGACATTGCGCGGGTAGACGGCGTGCAGCAGCTTGACCGGCTCGTCTTGCTTGGTCGGCTCCTTGGCGGCATCGCGCACGCGGGGCGAGCACGTGTCGGGCCACTGCGCGAACACCTCGCGCGCCGGCCACGTGAAGTCCCGGAAGACGGTGTCGACGCGGCCGTCGGCGTTCTCGGCGCACACATAGTGCCCGATGGTCTGGGCCACGTAGTGCAGGCCACCGAAGCGGTTCGGGCCCACCGGGTCCTTCTCATCGATGAAGAGCCCGCCGATGCCGAAGACGGGCAGATCGCCGATCACCTCGGACAGCTCCGTGTAGAAGTTGGAGGCGACGAGGGCGGCGAGCGTCCGCTTGGCGACGTCCTCGCACCAGTCCCGCACGGGCTTCACTGCGTTGAGCGCGTCGTCGCGGACGCGGATCGAAAACCATTCCTGCGCCTGGTTGGCGACGGCGCCGAGGATGTTCGAGCTGAGCGTGCGCGCCGCCGTCACGCCTTCTGAATCGAACAGGCGCGATGTCTTGCGCGTGCCGGGCGCGGTGGTGACCGTGATGTTGGCCTTGTACGGCGTGAAGAACTCGGCCAGGTCCTGCCACGTCTGACGGAAATTCGCCTGGTCCGACACCAGACGGTAGTAGCGCTTGCAGAGCTGGCCGGGATCAGCGGGCATCAGTGCCTCCCCCGAGCAGCGTGGACGTGCTGGCCTCGTCGGCATTCCCGCCCGTGAGCACGCCGCGGGTCAGGATCGTGCTCTCGCGGCCCTTGCGCGCCTTGAGCTGCGCCCGCATCTTGCCGGCCTTCTCCTGCGCCACCGGATCGTCCTTCGCGGGCGGCTCGGGGGGCAGATCGGGCGCGTTCCGCGACGAGCCCATCAGGCGGCCTCCTCCGCGCGCTTCACGAGGAACACGCCATCCTCGGCGACGTGGTAGGGCTCGAAGCCGAACGCCTGCGCCACGGTGCGCAGCCGCGAGTCCATGCCCTGCGTCGGCTGGAAGATGCCGATGTGCTTCGCCTCGCGCCGGTTGGCCTCGTCGAGGCCGGCCTGGAGCAGGGCGAGGAGCGTCGTCGCCGGCGCGTCCGGGAAGACGACGACGTGCTCGAGGAAGAACCCGCCGGCCCACGGGAAGGCCACCAGCAGGCCGACGTCGCGCCCATCGAGGGCGAGCGTGAGCACCAGGCGGTCGGCGACGCGGACGGGGGGCGTGCTCATCGCTCCCACCAGATCGTGACGACGGCGGCGACGATGAGCGCGATGAAGACGGCCCCGAAGATCTGGTAGGTCACCGACCCCCCTTCCCCGTGAGCGCGCTCTTGCGGCTCGCCGCGGGCTTCGGCTTGTCGGCCTTCACCGGCGTGCGGTGCGTCGCCTTGCCCTGCGTGTCGAAGCCGATGCGCTCCATCCCGCCGCCGGGCGTCTTGCAGAACGCGTAGTGCGCGCACCGGGCCATTACCAGGGGCCCGCGCCCGCGTCCCCGCCGATGCCCGTTGCGCCCGCCCCGCCGTCGCTGATCCCCGGCCCGCCCGGTCCCGGACCCGGCCCGTCCCCATCGCCGATGTTGAGCGCGGCCTGGACGGCCTGCTCCATCGTGTCGTACGCGGGGATCTCCGGCGCGGCCGTGGCCGTCGGCGTGTCCACCTCCGGTCCGGGCACCGGGGTGTGCAGGCCGACCGCGTGCGCGAGGTGGACCAGGCTCGGCCCCTCGTCGTCGTCCTCGTCGAGCAGGCCCGACCCGGGGCGCCATTGCAGGTTCGCCCACTTGTCCTTGGCCGTCGGGTGGTGCGTCGTGAGGTAGTCCATCAGCCCCACCGCGTCGAGCTCGTGGCGTACTGCGGCGCTGCAGGGCGCCCCGTGTCCCACGGGTTCGCGCCCGTGACCGCGTGCGTCTGCCGCGGGCCCTTGGGCAGCACGCGCTGCGGGGCGACCCCGCCGATGAAGTAGCAGGACGCGTCCCCGATGTCCGCCCACGGCGGATTGGGCTTGGCCGGCTGGATCGATCGCAGCTCGCCCGTGACCTTCGTCGCGTAGTGCCAGCGGCCGTCCCAGGCGCGGCGCAGCAGCTCCGTGTCCTTGCCCGGGTTGACCTGGAGCGCCCAGTGCCCACCGACGGCCTGGTTGAAGAGCGCGAGCATGGGATCGCGGCGACCCTCCCACGTGACAGCCCCAGCGCGCAGCACCCCGCCGAGGAGCTGCTGAATCACCCGGATCGGACTGGCGTCGGTGTCCGATTGGTCGCCGGTGTTCATGCTCGGGTCGTAAGCGTGGAAGAGCTTCGGGTCGCCGGCCCGGGTGAGGGCCCACGGGGCGTGCGCCTGCAGCCACGGGCGCACCTGCGCCTCGATGTGCTGGCGCGTGCCCGCGTCCTGCGTGCAGAGCGCCGCGTAGACGCGCACCCGGCCCTCCACGCGCTGCCCGAGGATCGTCGAGGGCGTGTGGCCGGCGTCCCAGCCGACCCACAGCGGGGCGTACTCCACGGGCGCGTAGGCCTTCTCGGCCAGGTGGTGCGCCCCGCTCCAGCCGCGGGCCACGGCCTGGCCGAGCATGATCGCGCCGGGCTCGCCCTGAAGCAGCCGGCGCAGCATGTCGGGCCGATTGGCCAGCGCGCGTGTCCACTCGGCCCGCTGATCGGCGCTCGCGTACTCGCCCGGCTGAATCCGCACGTAGGCCGTGCCCGGGTGCTGGTCGGTGACGAAGCGCCGCCACGTCCAGTGGTCCTCGTCCGGGTAGTTGAGCGTCATGATCGCGGGGGCGCGATAGCTCGGCAGCCTCCGCGACGTGAGCCCGAGGCCCCACGCGCTTTCCGACAGGCCGCTCGAGGTCACGAGGACCGAGGACGGCGCCGGCTCTTCGAACCACAGGCCGTGGCACTCGGCGCGGAGCCGATCCATGCCGCTCTGGTCCTCGACGCCGAAGAGCCGCAGGTGCACCAGCTCGGCCCCGTCGAGCACGAACACGGCGAGGTGGCCGTCGTCCTTGAGCACCCACGTGCCCTGCCAGCCGGGCGCGGTCAGCGACTCGTGGGTCTTCGACTTGTGGCTCTGGAACGTGTCGGCGGCGCCGAGCCACTTCGTCGGGAGATGCCCGCCGAGCGCGTGATGCTGCTGCGCGTGGACGATCATCGCGCCGAACGCGCCCCAGGTCTTGCCGTCGCCGCGTGTGCCGAAGGCGGCGACTTCAGTGGGCCCCGTTACCCCCGTTGCTGTTGGCGGGTCCGTGCTGATCGAGATGAATCGCGAGACGCCCGCGCGGAAGCTCAGGTCGAGGCTCGGGCGCAGCGGTGAGGTTGATCGTGACCTGGACCGGCTTGCCTGTGCCGCCTTCGCGCTCACGCTTGCCTTTGAACCCCACCCAGTCGAACAGGTTCTCTGCCGCGCGCAGCCGCACCGGGTGATCCGGGGCGCCGCCTTCTTCCCGCTTCGTCAGCTCCAGCTCACCTGCCTTGTTGCGCTCCCACGTCCGCTTCTCGGGCACCACCGCGTCGAGGGCTTCGAGATCCCGGGCTAGCGCATGGCGGAGATGCTCCTGTTTGAACCCAGCCAGAAACAGCGCTCGGTCGAGTAACGCGTCGCCTGTCCACACACGCGGTGCATTGGCAGCCGTCACAATACGGCCCCTTTTCGCGCGTCGCTTAGCCACGGGGCGGGTCCGTAAACGTGGGGCGTGAACGTTTGCCCGGGGGCAATTTTTTCTTGACATACACGGGGAACAACGTCCGGAAGACGCGGATATCGGCCGCGGACAGCACGCGCTCGAGCCGCCGGCTGGCCACCTGCTCGTACATCGGCGCATCGAAGCGCGCGGCGTGGACGGACAGTAGGTCGTAGATCGTGCGCGGGCGGCGCCGGAACATCACCGCGGCGGCCTCGATCGTGTAGAGCACGCCGGCGGGCCGCGGCTTCTTCGTCAGCCCCTTCGTGGCGGCCGTCGACTTGCCGGGGGCCTTCACGCGTCCGGGTCGTCCTCGCCATCCGTGCCGTAGCCGGCCTGGCGGAGCGCGGTGTACAGCTCGGGCAGGAGGCCCTCGGCGGCCTCGCGAAGATCGTCGTCGTTGAGGTCCTCGGTCGCCGTGAGGAGAAACAGCTCGTCGGTCAGCCTGTCGAGATCACGCGGCATGCGTCGGCCTCCTCGCGCACGGCACTCGCTGGCGCTGCGTTGAGTCAAAGACTCTGTTGTATACCCGGCGCTGGCGCCCGCTTGTGAATGTACCGAACATGCTCATAGGCCGTCGTAGCTGCCGGCAGCCCGGGCAGTGATCGCAGTTGGGGCACGCCGGGCCGCCGCAGATCGCGCACGCCCCGTGATCGTGCCGGGTGCGCGGGCAGCGGTCGCGATCCTCGGGGCTCACTTCTTCGTGGCCTTCTTCTTCGGCGCCGGCGCCGTGTCGGCCGCCGCAGCCGTCGGCACGGGGGCGACCTTGGCGACGATCGCCTTGGCGTCGACGCCGAACGCCTTGGCGCGCTTGGGGAAGTCGCGCGGCGCCTGGTATTCGTAGCACTCGCCCCGGAGCACCTTGAACGCGGCATGGCGCACCAGGTCCTCCGCGGAGATCCCGAGCGGCACCAGGACGCTGGCGGCGGCGCCCTTCGGCATGCTCCACGGGTCGCGGAGCTGCCCGAGGATGATCTGGGCGAGGAGGCCCGTGGCCTTCGTCGGCGCCCTCTTCACCTTCTCCGCGATCGCCTCGAGGATCGCCGGCGCCGCGGTCTTCCATCGGTCCCGCTCGGCCTCATCGCGGGCGTGCTGCTCCCGTTGCTTGCGCTGCTCGATCTCCCAGCGCTGCTCCCGTTGCTTGCGCTGCTCGATCTCCCAGCGCTGCTCCCCGCTCTTCCCTTGCTTCGCGGCGCCGGAGGCGCGCGCCTTCCGCTCCTTCTGCTCGGCGCCCCAGTGTGTCGAGCCCTTCTCCTTGGCGATACAGACCTTGAAGGCCTCGCCCCGGCCGAGCCCGATCACGATCACGCCGGTCACCGCGTGCTCGCAGCGCTTGTGCTTCCCCGTGCCGTCGGCGCGCTTCCACGACCGCTCGCTGAGGACACGCTGCCCGTCGCGCGCGTCGGCAGGGATCACGTAGTCGTGCGTGATCGAGACGACCTTCTCCGCCTCCTCCTTCGCCGCCGTGATGGCGCCGACGGTCTCGGGGAAGAGCATCGGGTCCGCGGCCGCGGCGTCGAACTTCACATGCTCGTCGATCCACGCCTGCAGCTCGCGCACGCTCCTGACCTTCACCGGATCGGGTGCTGTGCCGTCATCCGTCTCGTGGTCCCACAGGAGATGCTCGGTCTCGAAGAGGCCGCCCCCGGCCCGCCCGTCGATGCCGGGATCCTTCGAGCCGATGGCGCGCGCCTGGTCCGCCGGCTTCAGCCGCGCGAGGAGGATCGCGTGCCCCGCGCGGTGATCTTGTCGTCGAAGAAGAGCGACTGGGCCGGCTTCGTGAGGGACAGCAGCTTCATGCGGTCGTAGACGTACTTGACGGACTTGCCGACGCGCTCGGCGATCCGGGCGACGTCGTAGCCG